ACGAGTGCTAGTATAAGTGATACGGGTACGGACTTACTGAGATGCCAACTGTTCTTTTCTGTAGTCATAAGTTTACTCCATTTAAGATGCGGTGTAACCTTTACCTGCATTAATAGCATTAGTAGTAGCCGTCATTGACTCACTGCCCCAGTCTGATTTAGCTTTCATTAGCTCAAGATGCTCAACATTTCTATCTACACAGGCTTGTCTATCTTCCTTTGCTTCACCAGCCATAGCGTTTCCAGCTATTACATCTGTAATGAGTGCTATGGAGTGACCCATTGCTGTGAAGTCTTGCAGTAGTTCTGCGTCTGTTCTATCTGTCATTTTAGTTTATCCTTCTAAGGTTGTTAGACGTGCTTCTAAAGCATCGTTCTTTGCTGATAGTTCTTGTAGTGCTTTTACTAGGATTGGAAACATCTTCATTGGGTCAGCTTCTAGCCTGTCAGGGTCTTCTTCATGAACTAATCTCATATGGTCTGCATAGATAGTAGCATCTGCGGCTATTTTTAATTCCTGTGCAATAAAACCAAAATCTTTTTCACCAACACTAGTTCCATCTCTTCTATTCCAATCAAATGAAACAGGTCGTGTTGTATTAATAAAGTCTAATCCTAATGGTATATCTACAATATTGGTTTTGTCTCTTTGGTCTGATAATGAAGATATAGATGTGTCATTACATCTAAGGTTAGTAATCTGAGAATCACCTAGCGTAATTGAATGGTCTGTATCTGCGGCTGGTGGTTGTGCGTTATACCCAACACAGACGTTATTTTGACCAGTCGTTATTGAGGCTCCTGCAGCAGACCCCAAAGAAACATTATTATTTCCAGTAGTAACTGCTCCTCCAGAGTTATACCCAACAGCAACGTTGCCAGTGGCAGTCGTAAGTGCATCTAAAGATATATAACCAACCGCTGTGTTTTCACTGCCTGTAGTAATAGCTGCACCAGCATTTTTGCCAATTAAAGTGCATTGAACGGCTGTAGTGAGTGCCACACCTGCTGAAGCACCTACGGCTGTATTAAACATATCAGCACTGCTAGTACTATTTTGTGCATATAAAGCACCATAACCTACAGCTGTAGACTGCGCACCTGTAGTCTCAGTAGATAATGCAAACATGCCCAGACCTGTATTGTAGTCACCTGTAGTCACAGCATCCATTGCAAAACTACCAACGGCAGTATTGTTAAACCCTTCAGTGTTTGCGGCTAAAGCATCATGTCCAACGGCTGTGTTGTTATCCGCTGTGGTGTTTGAAGTTAAAGCGTTTTGACCAACTGCTGTGTTTTGGTCACCATCAGTGTTAGCGTCAAGGGCGTAAGCACCAATGGCTACGTTTTCTTTACCACTTGTCGTTGCGGCTGCTGCTTGCGCTCCAAAAGCTGTGTTGTTTTCTCCAGTAGTACAAGATCCTAGAGCATTATCCCCCATTGCTGTGTGCTGTCCTGTTGTTGTTACAGCATCTAAAGCTCCTCTACCAACTGCCGTGTTTTGGCTTGCTGTTGTAAGTGAACTCATAGCACCCTGACCAACTGCTGTGTTTAAAGTACCTGTAGTGTTAGCTCCTAAAGCAGACTTACCAACTGCTACGTTTTGGCCACCTGTTGTATTCAACCCTAAAGAGCTTTGCCCAACGGCAGTATTCTCACTAGAAGTTGTACTTGTTGTCATTGAGTTCCAACCAACTGCAACATTTGAAGCACCTTCAGTGTTTGCGTCTAGGGCATTTCCACCAACAGCTACGTTACTAGCACCTGTAGTAGTTGCTAACATAGCGGCATAACCAACTGCTGTATTTTGTGAGGCTGTAGTGTTTGCGTTTAAGGCGTACATTCCAACAGCAACATTCTGTGCGCCTGTAGTATTAACTTTTAATGTATCACCACCAACAGCCGTGTTTAAAGAGCCTGTAGTGTTAGTTTTTAAAGCTAGATAACCAAGGGCTGTGTTGTTATCTGCTGTAGTGTTTGCGAAGAGTGCCTCACGACCAAGCGCAGTGTTATTAGAGCCTGAAGTGTTGGTGTATAAGGCATTAACAGCAAGCGCAGTGTTATTAGTGCCTGTGTTGTTGGTTTGACCCGACTGATACCCAACAAAAGTATTAGCATCTGCTACAGTGTTTAAACCTGCTTGATAACCAACCATTGTGTTAGCTACGTGAGTGATATTGGCACTGAGTGCGCTTTTACCAACAGCTACGTTGCTGTGACCTGTAGTGTTAGCGTCAAAAGCTTGATAGCCCACCGCAACATTGTTATCCCCAGTCGTAATCGCAGTACCAGCTTCGTCACCCACAACAGTATTATAATTACCGCCAGATTCTATTGAGTTACCTGCGTTGACACCTGCTCTGAAGTTGGATGTACCTGCTGAAGCAGTGATTATATCTGCACCATCTGCAAAGGTTACGTCTGCGGCAAAGTTAGCTGCACCATCTACGTCTATAACATCTAGGTTGGTTGTGCCGTCTACGTCTATGTCGCCTGAGATGTCTAAGGAAGCGGCTATAATCTCACCGCTGGCGTTTATTGCGCCATTAATATCTATAGTCGTAGCTGCTATCTGAATCTCTGTGTCTGCTACAATATCTAACTGTCCATCTGTAGATGAATTTATAAAAATAGCGGCATCACGAAATTCAATTTTTTCAGTAGTAGTTGTCCTGTTACCATTAGATAATACTTCAGTAAGACTTCCGCCTGTATTAGCATCTACATATGCTTTAATAGATTGCTGACTAGCTATACCTGTAGCAGAATCACTTGCAAGGTTATCTTCATCAAGGAAAGCTTTACCATCTAAAATATTAAGTTCTTCAGGTGTAGAAGTAACTTGTGTATTACTTGCTGCAGCTAATACAGGAACTGTACCTGATACGTTAGGTAAAGTAATTGTTCTATCGGCTGTAGCATCTACAACTGTAAGTGTAGTTTCGTGGGCATCAGCAGTAGCACCCTCAAATACAACAGCATTGTTAGCACTCATTGTAACTGAGTCTACAGTACTAAGTGTACCAGATACAGAAATGTTTGTAGCAGAGAGTGTACCTGTACTTGGGTTATATGTTAAATTACCATCTGATTCTAATCCTACGTTGCCACCATCTGCATCTGCACCAGCAACAAATACAACAGTATTGTTTTCATTAGTAGATTCGTTATCAGTTATTGTAACTGTAGTAGCAACTGCTGCTGTACCTGAGTAACCACTAGATGTAATAGTTCCTAGTGATGCACCCCCATCAGCAAATGTAATTGTACCACCATCTGCATCTATAGTTACATTACCTGCAACATCAATATCTAAGTTACCAGAGCTAAGAGCAATAGTAGTACCGTCAATATTAAAGTTATCAATGTCTATGCCAGCATCTGCTGTGATTTTACCTGCAGATACAATTGTAGAACTGTTAGTAATAGCTCCATCTACTTGTAGTGTAGAAGCCATATCTACAGCACCGTCTATGTCTACGACATCTAAGTTTGTAGTACCATCTACATCTATGTCACCACTGATGTCTAGGGATGCTCCTGTTAAAACACCTGCAACTGCAAGTGTAGAAGCCATATCTACAGCTCCGTCAATATCTACTACGTCTAGATTAGTTGTTCCATCTACATCTAAGTCACCGTTAAAGTCTACATTTCCAGCTACTGTTAAAGTTGTAGCCATATCCACTGCACCGTCAATGTCAACAATATCTAAGTTAGCTGTGCCATCAATATCTATATCACCTGATATGTCTAAAGACGCACCAGTTAAAACTCCAGCTACAGCTAGTGTACTAGCCATGTCAACTGCGCCATCAATATCTACTACGTCTAAGTTAGTTGTACCGTCTACATCTAAGTCTGTTCCTACATATAGTTTTTTAGCTATACCAACACCACCGTCAACAATCAAAGCACCTGAAGTTGAGCTAGTTGAGTCGGTAACAAGATTTAAGTTAACAGCACCACTTGTATCAAGAGTTGTTACAGTCGCAGCCGCAGCAGATCCAGACCCAAGAATACCATCTAATGTACCAGTAAATCCAGTAGCTGTTATTTGGTCAGTTGCAGTAATACTATCAACGTAAACATCTTTAAAACGTAAACTTGTAGTACCTAAGTCTACATCTGAGTCAGTCACAGGAGAGATACTACCATCGTTAAATGTAACTTGACCTGTACCTCCATTGGCAACAGTGATTACATTAGATCCACTAAAGGTAATACTTGTATCTGTGTCTCCGTCACCAGATATACTATCTAATTGTATGTTACCTGCGTTAGTGAAGTTGGAGTCACTAAGATCAAACGTACCTGTAACATCTAAGTTACCACCCACAGATAAGTTACCTGATATATCTACAAGGCCATTAATGTCTATAGTAGTTGCAGCTATCTGTATTTCTGTATCAGCTACGAGATCTAGTTGACCGTCAGCAGATGAATTAATGTATATAGCTGTATCACGAAACTGTATCTTTTCAGTAGAAGCAATAAGTATGTCATCAGAAAACTCAAAGTAGTCTTCGTCTTCCATCCACTTTAATACACCGTCATTTGTTTCACCATCAAAGGTAATTGTAATGTCTGTGCCTGCAGTACCTGCACCAAAAGTTAAACCATTACCTAGTAACTTAGTAATAGGCCCACCTTCAGCAGTTGTACCATCGTGTGTGTGTCCTGAACTAGCAGCAAATGCAGCTAATAACTGGTTAAACTCGTCATTAGTGTGTTCTGCTGTTATGACATCTCCATCTGTGTAAGAGGACTGTCTTGTATATGTGTCACCCATTTATCGTCTTGCTCCTAATTGATATTCTAACTGAAACCCTTTTAAAGAGTAAGGGGCAGTTTCGCCCCCATCGTGGACCTTTAATGCAACTGCAAACCCTGAACCTTCTACAGGCTGTCTTACTAGTGGTTGTGAAGCACCACCATATGTAGGTACTCCGTAAACTGATGTACCGTATATAGCTACAACATCTTCTGAGTCTAAAGGATATACTGCAGGTCTAGCTGAGTCTGGGTCTTCGTAATCGTATCTTAATAATAGATCTGCATCTATTGCTGCTTCAGGTTTGTAGTTAAGTATAACCCTCTGCATATGTTTTCGTATACCGGGATCTTCAAATGTTAAGTCAGGACTTCTATAACGTCCAAATATAACTTCACCATCAAATGTATTACCTGACTCTTGTCTATATATGTAACCATTTGAGTATGCACCATGTAAAACTAATACATTACCTTCATCTACAAAACTATCTGTACATGCAGGGCGCATACCTTTTATCTCTGAGAACTCAAAACTTTGTCCTTTCATTACACAGATAACACCTTTGCTTTGATTTTCAGCTACAGAACTTTTAGTAAAAAATATCCTGTATTGTGTTTTGTCAGGTATTACTGTAGAGACAAACTCTGATGCGCTAGATAAGTTATCATTAAAGATAGATTGTACATTAGAACTAATTGTACCAAGTTCAACGTCACCAATCCTTGCAGTACCAGCAATAGTTCGTAATCCATCTGGACCTAAGAAGATTAAGTCACCAGCAAATTCTTGTATTGTATCTCCGTTTATACAACCAATGTTACGTGTAACAGGTACAACAGCAAAGTTAGAACTAGATGTACCTGATAGTTTAAATATCCTTGTTTCACAAAATATAAATAAATCATCACGAAAAACTTTGAGTCCTACTACCGTGGCATCAACTTTAAAACTGCCAGCTCCTTGACCACTAACAAAAGAATCTTCGTCAAAAGGATCACTAAACACAACTTCTTGTTTTGTAGTTGACTTTCCTGCATAGAACATGTGGTTCTTAAATGATGCTACGTATTTTGCACCAGCAACAGAGCTGTCACTTACATCTGTAGCAGCTAATGATGAGTTAAATACTGTAGGTGCATTAACCCCGTCAACTACAACTATCTTATCTGTACCGTCAAAGTTAAATCTTTCAAACGAATACTTACCTGCACTCGTTCTACCTGAATCTCTTGATGTCCAAGATGATCCACCCGGAGTTGCACTGTATATACTTGTACCTCTAGCTGCCAATACAACATCAGCAAATGATGCAACCATTAAAACTTTTTCTGATGCAGAAGAAGTATAAGGTACAATAGCACTTACATATTTAGAAAAACCATTTATTCTTCTGTAGCCACCCTCAATGTCAGGTTCAAAGTTTCTTAACTCTAACGCCTCACCGGGTTGCATCAAGAATGTAGACTTGTTTAATACTAAGCCACCTTCACAATTAAATGCAGCAGGTTGTAGTTGCGACTGATCAGGCATACTTAAATAGACCTAAATGATGAAGTAGGACTTCCAATGTGGTTTCTAGTTATGTATGTAGATCTTAAATAATCAAACTTGTTGATTAATAAAGTCTGCATATTTTTAATTCCTTGTTCATATCGTGTAAAGTTAATTGCATACTGTTGTGTTTCACCACGGTACTGGTACACAAAAGCAGTTGCTCCATCTACTATGACGGGAGCAAATCTATCAGGTATAGTGGTTGTATCATCATGTGCAGACATATCAGTAGGGAATGTATAGTAATCATACTTTACTGTATATGCTTTATCTGGGCATGGGAATAATATATAATTATTATCTAGTGTTCGTATTACATGGGTAGGCGCACTACCATTACTAAACTGTGCTACCTGTACACCACTTGCGTGTTCTGCAGCCGTAGTAGATTGTGTTCCACGTGTAACACCTGTTAAATCATTACCACTTATAGCTGTGTAAGATATAATCTCACTACCTATAAAGGCACTACCTGCAGCGTCAAATCCTGTAGTAGATGTAAGTGTCAATGTTTCTACACTACTTGAATGTGATCCATTTAAAGTAGTAGTTGTAATTTCATCTTCGTGTGTAATATGATGTTCTACATACTCTTTGTAGTTCATACTATTTAGTTTACCCCCACTGACACCTAAGTCAGAATCTTTGACAACACGAAATGTATCATAGTCAGCTAACTTAGCTGTGGCTGGTATACTGTATTTAAATGTACCTGCAACTAATGTTTCTGAATCTGTTGCATGGTTAAATGGGTAATTAAATTCTCTTTGGTTTATGTATCTTATAGATTCGTTAATAGCATTTTTAACTTGGGTTTGAATACCCCTAGCAGAAGTAAAAGTTGTAGAGGTTAGCTCAACTTCATTTAATCTTGCAAGTACTTTATTAGTTAAAGTTAGGTACGTTTCTGCCATTTAAATTTCTTTCACTGTTATGTAGTTGGAGAGGCCAGATTATTCCAGCCTCCCCATTTATTATATTATGCTAGATAGTCTCTATCAACTTCATTAGCTGATGAGCTTCCTTGCTCAGAAACGTCCATCAATAGAGCGTAAACTCTAAGTTTACCTGCTGAGAAGGTAGCACCGTCACCTGCAAAAGTCAGGTCTAGTGTATCTGCTGAAGACAGGACAACTTCTGCTGAAGGTGTAACGCTTGGAGCATATGCCAAGTCTGATGCACCATCAATATCAAATGCTGTAACATATTCGTCAGCGTCTGCTGCACCCAATGTTATAGTAGCATTTGTACCTGTGTCCATTGTTGCAGATTCTACAACTTGAACACCTGCGTGAACTATATGAGTATTTGCTGGTAGTGTAATACATTGTACTACGTCACCAGAAGAA